TGTCCATTTGTTTACAATGATCTTGTTGATCGATGTTAACTCTATCGCGTTCTTTTGTACCCATTCCTCGTGAATTAGTTCACAACCCTTACTCTACACACTCTATCATTCTGTCTAGAACATTCATTTTCTTGAATAATTCAGAAAAGCCAAAAGATTCTTCTTCAAGTTTCTCACGGATGCAATAGCGTGATATTAAATTACATCTTAGGTTTGCCCCTATTGATGATTTGACTATTGCAAGTGTGGCTGCGTGAGGTCTGTGGGTTTTTACCCTTATGAATGTCTTTGCTAACTGGACAACGCAAAGTTTTTGCACCGTACGTGGATTAGTTAGTCAGTAAGATTTCTTCACTGAGCACAGTCCTGACACAGTTATGTATAAGAATTGACTTGACCAATAAGCAATGGCACACTGATGCGACTCAAGGCTCTGATCTGTTAGGTCCACGATTTAGTGCTACCTAGGCTAAAAGTGCCGTTCGGAGTAAGCAAGGCGGGTTCCTTGAGCGTTAACCGCATAACCAGCTATGAATACAACACGTCCTGTTCTGAGTTTGCCCGTCCATTCCCTGTTCTTTGACAATTCTGATCTTGCATCAGATGAACAACGCATGCTTTTTGTGCAGTTGTTTCAACATCCTTTGACCATTAGTGCTATTCCTATGGTCAAGAATTGGCGTACCATGCTTTATGGTCGCCCCGATACTGACGATAATGTCATTGAGATTTTTGGTCGTCTCATTTCCAAAGGTCTTGTTTCTATCAAGGCGTACGACGCCATTGACTTTTTCCTTGTTGAAGAATTCATCAAGGTTGTTCGTCATCGCTTTCCATCGCTTTCTGCGCGTCGGTTTATCATTGCGCACATGTCATGGGACGTTCAAGTCTTCCAGCCTGGTTTCCAAATGGGAAATACTATCCCTTTCATGCAGCACCTTCTTTACTTTGCTCGTCAATACAGTAAAACAGGTGTACTCACGAATTGGATGGCGGATTTCTGTTATGTGGAAACACAGCCCTTTGAAGTGAACGTACCTGTCACGACAATTTCATGTCGAACGTCTTTGCGTGACATTCAACTGGCTTCCCCTGTTGTGAAGCCATACCCTTCCAGCAACCACTTTACTATTCCCGAAACAAAAGTGGTTTGCTTGCTTCCTCCTATAGAAGCACTCAACGAGTCCGTTGTTCACATACAACGTGACGGCACCCCAGTCTTGGAAGACGAAGTGCATCAACAAGAAGCGATCCTAGGCAAGAAACCTATTGTCGCTGGTACCCAGAAAAATATCAGAAAGAAAGGGTGGACCGATAACCAGTACACCTTCTCTAAGGATTGGTTCCGATTCTGGGGATCGAGTAGGCTGCGTACTGACGCAGAGTGTAGGCAAGCCTCGATCCCTCCGCAACGTCCTCAAGACAAGAAATTAGAGGCGTTGTATGGAACGCAGCGCATCCTACGTGCTGGCACTGAGAGTTTTGGGAAAGTTATTTCTCAAATTTCGCGGCTTCGTCCTGTTCGTGAATTTGGCTCCTATTACGATTTATCGTGTAGTGGTCATATGATCGATCTCGCTAAGAAGTATGAACAATATGTTCATTCTGTTATTAGGCGGGATAAGGCCACAATGCTTGCGCGTGATAAGGCACTCACCAAATGGATGCGCCAAGGCAAGCACCGACTTTATTTTATAAAGCTTGGTCAACTTGCTGGGAACAAGGAGTTTGCGTATTGTCTTGATCTCTGGAATATGAAACGTTCAAAAGACGATCAAGAAAACATTTACGCAACACCCCAGGCCACTCAAGAAGAAGCCGCTACCTGCGTACTCGTGGCTCTTCTCGTGTATTATTATAGCCAAAGCCCTGTTCTAGCTGGCATGTTTTCGTTGGCTACGTATCTCGGTTTTCAAAAGGTTTTGCCTGCTGTAAAACGCGATTATGTATCTGCCAAGGGCTATGCCAATGAAATTCGTAAGCGCACCAAACAAGCTTTCCGAACTTTTGATCGCAGTGCTGAAACATTTGAACGTGTTGCTCAACACGTTGATGAGCGGGTGGATCAAATGGCAGTTGTTGTGCAACAGATTGCTGACACAAATGTTCAAGCACAAATTGCAATTGATCGCTTGAACGGGATTTTTGACCGTCCCCATGAAAGTACTTTAGGACAAATATTCACTTGGTTTACAACAATCAAGGGAGCTATTGAACGGTTCTTAGGACCTGTTTACTCTTTTCTAACGACCACTTTTGTAGGTAAATTTATTTTACTTATGTTAACATTTGTCATTCTGTTGGTTATTTTGAGGTTTATTGCCACTTCTGTCACCTTTACTTTGGTTGAAGCGTTTGCGGCATTTTTGTCTCCTTTAGCTGACTTTTTAGGCCTGCGTCGTTTATTCAACCACTTTGGAAGTCAACCTGAACCTCAGGCTGGTGACGAAGTCACAGACGCGACTGTTTTTGATGTTATGACTTCGTTCATCAGTGGCAGTTTTGGAAAAGCCAAGTCAGTTTTCAAAAGGGCTGGAGAAGTTTTGCCAACTTTTCATAGAGTAGGCCAAGCAGTAGAGTGGTTCGTGCAGCGTATAACCAAGTATTATGCATGGTTTATGTCCTGGTGGACTGGTGAGCCATATCCTTCAAACTCAATTGAGGCCGTAATATGGGAGCGCCATGTCCAATTGCGGGAAAAGAAAGAATATGCAGATGCTCATCTTGGGTGGACAGCAACTTTTAGGAACGATCCAACATTCATGTTTGAATGTAAGTCACTTAAGGCACACATGTATGCGACCTTTCTGCTAGCCGGGAAGCCGTCATCAAAACTTAACCCCGTTTTCAATGCCCTTGTGGCTTCTGACCGGATGTTGACTGATGAAATGGCTTCAGCCTTATCAGTTGCTGCTAAACTGGCCAAACCCCGTGCGCTCCCTGTATGGGTTAACATTTTTGGCAAACCTGGTATGGGCAAAACTGAAATCACTAAGGAAATCATGCATAAGCTTCATCTGACGATGGGTGCTCAATTTCCTGACAGAAAGGCGTTCCAAGGTCCGTTTAATGATGGACTAGTATATACGTATCCGCATGGTGATGCCTTTTGGGATGGTTATGCCGAACAACCGTACTATATGGTGGATGATTTACTTCAGTCTAGAGATTCAACTGTTAGATCCAGTTTTTGTTCAAATTGGATGACTATAAATTCATCACTACCATGTTCGGTGTTAGTAGCAGACCCAAATCTAAAGAAACAGAATATTCAGTTTTTAAGTGAGTTTATTTTCACGACGTGTAATGATCCTTATCAATTAGATTTGGGTATTACATCTCCGGAAGCCTTTTGGACTCGAGCTGCCCTTACGTTAGAGTTGAAGAGTCGTGATGGCCAGAAGTATTTTGTAATCCGGCCTTCGATCCGGATGGGCAAAATACCCGAGGTTGTTTTAAATGGTGTAAAGAAAACGGAACTATCCGTAGATGAGGTGGTTGCAATTTGTGTGGAAGCATGGAAGGCATTCCAAATCTCTGTCGTTCCATGTGTCTACAACCCAATACCAGCATTGCCTAAGGTTTCGATTTCACATGCACGAGTCCATTTCGGGGATGCGTCGGTTGGTGAAGAGTTTGATGTTAAGCCATCACCACCTCCACCTAAAACCGTCCATATGGAAACCTATGCGTCTCCACAGAGTCCTGGGCTAGCACCGATGGTGTACACTCCTTTGCTGGCGGATTTTGACATGATTCCTGCTTCACCTGCGCTCAAGGAAGCACGTCAAGCTGCACTAGAGAGAGAGTTACTGCAATTTTCCGATGAAGCAGTGCCAGATGTTGAGGAAGGTCCTCCTGATGGTAAAGCTGAGCGTCAAGCAGGTAAAATTTCACCCAGTGGGACAGACGAGTATCAAATTTTGTTTGATTATTATCTTGGCATGGGAAGAGCTGATTGGACACCATGGTTGACTCCAAAGGGTGTGCATCGTGATAAGTTAGGCAAGGAATCTATCACAAGAGGCAACATCATTTGGTTGTTAAGAGAGTTTTATCCTCTGCATGCTTTCTTTTGTGCGGGGTATACAAAGGAGGAATTGACGCCTCTGTATGAGCGATTTGTTCGTCTATTTATTGGAATACATAATCCAGAAACAGACACACGTGTTCCATTAATTCCACAGGAACATGTTTGGAACCAATTGCCTAAAGAATTCAGAGTTCGTCTTATTGATGACTTTGTTGACCCGTATGAAGATGGTGCTGTAAATGACGGGAGAACCGGACGCAAGTGGCTTGACATACCAATGATTCAAGCTCTATGCAGCCCGTTTACTGGATATAGATGGCCAGTTACGTGTGATGAGATTGCGTACGAGGCTTTTATGCGTGACAACCCAAAAGCCAAAGGGCGATTTACCTACAAAACATTCTGTCAAACATGGCAGCTTCGTTTCTTTTTCAGCATTTTGCTGAAGGCTGTTGTCGTACTAGTAGGTGTACATGTGGTTGTGGGTGCTGTGAGGCTGCTCATAGGTTTTGTTAGTACATCTTTACTTGGATATGATATTGAAGAACAAGCTTCTTCAAAGTTGGGTGGTGAATTTAAGCGTCGCCCAACGGTTACACAAGTGGCGAAGCCTAAAGGCAAACCACATGTTGTGTCCCACAACATTTCACGTCAATCTGGGGATGGAAGTGGTCTTGAGCAAGTGCTGCGCAAGAACATAGTACCATTGTCCTTTGGTGACCAGAGATGTTATGGATTGGCACTGTGCAAGGATCTCGTTGTGGTCCCACGGCATTGTGTTCAGGACTGTGATGAGGATACGATTGTTATGCAAGCTCCTAATGGAGACGGCGCCATGGTTGAGTACCGATGGAATGACATAATCGAGTACAAGCATGGTAGTGAATATGACGATGAAATTTGTTTCCTTCAATTTCCAACAGCAACACATTGGAAAAACATTACCAATCACTTTTCTGATGCTCGGATTGGTGAAGGTAATATTTGTAGATTACGTCCGTACATCGATGACTCTCCGAACACTAATAAGATTTTTGAAAAAGTGTGTTCCAATCGCATTGATCTAATGTCTGATGAAGTTGAAGGTGGCCACTTCAAGCGTCATACGCTTGGAGCTAGCATCAAGATTTTTGACATGGATAATGCAAAAGGAATGTGTGGTGCCCCGTATTACTTTAACTCAGGGTTTCCTGCACCTCACATTGTAGGTATACATACGGCAGGAATTCCTGCACAGCGTGTTAGCATGGCATGCCGTATTCCGAAGTGTGTGGTGGATGAGATCGTGGCTGAACGTGATAAAGAGGCCGCTAAAATAGGCAAGCTAGAGCTTGAGCCTAAAGATATTGAGCACCAAGGGTTGAAATACCCAATGCCGGAACGTATGATACATACGCCTGGTGTCCACTGCTATGCAGTGGTTCCACGGCATCTGGCTTATAAAGTGGATCATCCGCCTGGTATAGTGCCAAGCGATCTTCATCCCAAACACGCAGCTCGTGATGACGAAGGCATCTTGAGTCTCGAACACGAGCCAACGCGTGTGCCTGCAACCCCTTTTCCACATGTGAATAAAGCAGGAGAGACAATTCATCCCCTTTCGGAAACATTGAACAAATTTGCTCGTTTAGGTTTCAAGGATGGTCAACCATTCTGGAACATAACTGGACCAGTGAATAGGGACCATTTAGCCGAAATACCGTGGGAGTTACTCTGTCCTCCTTCTTACAATTTTACAAAATTGTCCATAGTGCCGGTTGAAGAATGTATAACAGGAAGCAACAGAGTGGCAGCGTGTCAATTGAATACGAGCCCCGGTTTTGGATATACACAAGCGGGTTTGACTCGCCTCGATGTATTGTTCAAACATGGTGAAGTTCGTAAGGAATTTGTAGATAAGTGCGATGCCCTGGAAGAAAAACTTGCTGATAATGTAGTGCCAATGATTGTATTGGCTTGCTCGAAAAGCGAGCTAATCAGCAAAGAAGATTATGAGAAGGGCAAATGTAGAATATTTTGTGCAGCTCAGCTTGAGTATGTGCTTCTTACGCGAAAATACCTTGGCATGTTCATTGATGCTATGGAGGCTGTACCTTGGTCAACGCCTATAGCTATTGGAGTGAACCCTGCGTCTATTGAATGGGGATTACTTCATGCTAGGTTGTCTGAAGGTGGGGCGCATGCTATGGCAGGAGATTTTAAAGGCTATGAATATAGCATACCCGATTGGGCCAGAGAATTAATGGTAGAATGTATAGAAAGACTGTGGCCTTTGACAGATCTTAAGCAACGCAGGATTAGGGCGAATTTAATTCGATCCATCCTGTGTGTAGATATGTTATTTCGAGATCGGTTGTTCACAATGCAGAAAGGTGAAGGTTCAGGCCATCCTCTGACCGCGTGGTTGAATTCACTGATAAACTGGATATTACATTATTTATGTTTTAGACATGTAGGATACAAGAAAGAGGATTTCGCTGCCAAAGTGAAGTTTGCCGCCGTAGGAGATGACTCTGTGGCAGGCATCATTGCTGCTCCCCTTATGAATATGTTGGCCATGGAAGAGTTCACAGAAATGATTGGAATGCGCTACACGAGCCCCACTAAAGGCGACATCAAACAACCATACCTTGATTGGCATGATGTCGATTTCCTAAAGCGGAAGTTTGTATGGCGTGATAACTATTGTTTCGCGCCACTGGCGTTGGAATCCATTTTGGAAGCTCCAATGTGGCTAACTGAGAAGTCAAAAGATCCAGAAGGTGACATGGTGAACACACTCCGCAGTGTTTTGCTCGAAATGCGCCATTATGACAAGTCTCTTCATGATCGTGTGAGGAAAGTTGTCATCCGGTGGGCGAAAGTCCATAAAGTTCATATCCCAGTGACTGATTTTGGCGTTGGCTTACGTCAGTTACGAGGTGCGGAAATTCAACATGACACAACGACCGATGATGCCATGTAAGCGTCCCGCAAGACGTAAAACTGCACAAAGTAGGTGGAGTCCAACCAAAATCGATCTTGATTTAAAGGACCGGGCGTGGGCCTCCGCGATAATCCCTAAAGTGCCTCGACATGTGAAGGTTGTCTTGGACTCGAGCGATGGCGACAGTGTCGGCTGTTTTCCATCTTATCTTCAAACCGACGCAGACTCAAAAGTTGTTTCTCAAGTGGATGCACCACAGACCTTGACCGGGGTCAGTACCGGCGCTGAAACAGTTACTGTTGCTAATACTGCTTCAGATACTGGCGTGACTTCTTTAGTCATGGCCACTGAACCGAACATGCCTATGTACAAACCAGTTCGTGACCAAACACCTATCGAAATGCTCACACGCCTTCAAGATTTCGATTCATTCACCTGGACCACAGGTGACACCCCTACAATTGGAACTGCCTGGCACATATGGTCAGTTCTGGGGCAAGTGATCACAAAGGAGCCACTAGCGAGCATTATGCCGTTCTTTGCATATTTTCGCTCAGACATTGAGATCCACATTAGGCTTAATACTAATCAGTTTTATGCTGGGTCGCTTATGTTCACTGCTCTCCCCTGGCGAGCTGCAACTGGTGTTACTTCTCATGTATCTAACCAACAGGCGCGATCATGGTTGAAACCCAAGATCATATCTGCTCAAGCTCAAGACACTGTGATCATTCAGCTCCCATGGACCCTCCCGATGCGCATGATTCGCCCTATTGAAATCACTTCGTCGGCCCGCGATTCCTGGACGTTGATGGCTGATGTGTTGACACCGCTCCGTACAGCAACATCCACAACGCCAAGCTCATTGTTTGTTACATTGCAGTGTCGCTTGGTTAATCCACAGATCATCTTTCCTTTTGAACAGGATGCTGAATATCAGAGTGATACCAACGCACTCACTCAGCGACCTCGTATTCCAAAGAAAAAGGGTGATCGAGTTGTTGTAACACGTTCTAATGCATCTTCAACTCCTGCTGAGCAAGCGACAGAGATGTTGTCCGTGGTTGCAAGCACAATTGGCTCTTCTTTAATGAGCCAGATACCCGAAAACGGTGGTGCTGGCACTGGCCTATTGGACCAGATGCAGCCACTACTATCTTTGGGCAAAATGCTTGCATATATGGACAAACCTGAGATGCCAGCGGAAGTTACTCGCATGGTGAACAGTGGTGCAGCCAATGTCTCAACCTGCGACAGTCATGATTATGCTCTCCCCTTAACACTCTATCGCACGAGTTATCAAGCGATTGAACATGAGATCATGCCTGATGGTAAAACGTGGACAACTCTTGACGTGGCGTTACGTCCCGCACTACACGCATATGCTGCATTCACAACCGGAGGCGTCTTGGCAGTGCAGTTTCCTTTCCTTGCTCCTGGAACTCCTTACTACGCCATGGCTGCATATCATAGCTTATGGCGTGGTTCTCTTAAAGCTCAATTTCGTTTCTATTGTTCTTCATTTGTTTCAGCCCGGTTTGTGATAACGATAACTCCTGGAGGCATCACCGGAACATCGATCAATAACAATATGTCACGTCTTGTTGATGTCAAGGGAGACACTGTGGTGACCATGACCTTTCCCTTTATCTACGGAACGGATTTCTGTCTTTCAAGAATTTCCGATGGGTCACTACAGCAACCGTATTATATCAATGTTGCCGTGTACAACAACATCATTACTTCTGATGTTGCAACTGATCCCACTATTGATATGGTTGTGTTTTCCAGTGCCGGACCTGATGCCCAGTTTTCTTATCCAATGCCTGGTTCTTTCACTTACGCTTATCCTGCTGCTGTTCGAGTGATGGGATATAAGCCAAAGGCTCAACGTATTTCTGAGGCACAGCGCCAAAGTGATGTAGTAAATGAATTCAACATTGCTTTCAACCCTTTTGTTGATGGGTCTAGTTATCTTACGGACCAGAAATGTTGTTCCTCTGAAACATCCGTGTACATTACGGATGTAATGAAGAGATATGTCACTTCTGGAGTTGGTTTGCCACCTGCTTCAAATACGTTCGCTCCCCCAGCTGTGTATCTTCCTAGCACTGCTACTGTTCAATCCTTTTTCTTATCTATGTTCGCTTTTGCTCGCGGAGGTGTTAAGTATAAGGTGGTTGGCCCAATGACAGGTGCTGGAGATGGTGCCGCATATCCATCCGTTTTCGTCAAGTCAACTCAGACTGCTTCCGACGGAAGTGTTCCGGATAAGATTATGCGTGGCAACGCAGCTAGTTTGTTCATTAAGAGCGAAATGGACAGCACCTACGCGATTCCCTATGTATCGCAATTTCCTTACGCGCTGATAGCGCCGAACTCCGCTAGTAATTTAGACTTTACGCCTGCCATAAATTCAACAGTGTACGTTCCGAGTACACCCAATGTGGCAAACGAGTACCTTGTTCTTACTGCTGTGAGGGACGACTACCAGCTAGGATACCTAATACCACCCATTGCGCCGGGCTCTCCAGTGGCGCAACAAATTTACAATACCAGTCATTCTGTGGCATCTTTGGAAGCACTGCCACAGTTTGGGCCTTTAACAGGGAAACCTACCCATCAATCGCCGGCGGTGCGTGGAATAATGAAG